TTACAGGGTCATCAATAATATAGATGTTTGAATAATAATTTAGTTTTCTCTTACGACCTGGGCTATCATCGTCACCTCGAACGATAGATTCCTTTCCTTCCGCCCAAAGTCTCCTGTTTTCATCACATACAGCACAAGTTTGTCCAATAGTTGTTGGGCATTTCTCAATAAGCCACTTACCATTGTTACCCTTGAATGCGTGTGAATATACTTCTACGTAAGCCTCCTCTTCGTGTCCTCCACCTCCTGGTAGAAAACGAATAATAAATTCGCTAGTTCCTGACTTGTTTAGTTTAGGAGTCCAGATTCGAGTATCATCCTCCGAACCGGAGCCCTCTTCCATTTTATTGAACTTTTCAATAAGTTTATCAGTTAGGGAACCGAGCTTTGACTTCTTTTTGTAATCTGCGAATGACATAAAAATTTTAAATGCGATGTTGCGATGTAGCTATGTAAGGTTTAGCTTATTTTACTTGGATTACCTAGCCAAGATTATTTTAGGGCAATCCCAATGATTTTTCAATATCTTTGATTGGAATCTCTAACATCTCAAAGAAATCGTTCATAGATTGTCCTTCCTTTAGTCCCATCATTTGAGCCGATTCAAGAATTAAATCTTTTGTCTCTTGAGCTTCTGGGTCGTCTGATAATGACATTCTAAAAAACAATAACTTTTGTTTTTCAATGAACTCACGAATTAATTTTAAATAATCTTTTTTTTCTTCTTCAGAAAGATAAGGAATGTCAAATACTTTAGAGAAAATTTCTCTTTGCATTTTTTCTAATTCAATCATTGTATTCCGAACCATTTCGGAATTAAAAAAATCACTCACAAATTAACTCCTTGATTATTTTTGAATACTTGTTGATATCTATATTTAGTAGAGGTTCGTATTTTACGATTTTAAGTCTTAGCGCATCCCATAGGGGGTCGTCCAAAATTCTATCATAGTTCCGAACGTAGCGCAACATCTTCTCAAAAATCACAAGAGTTTCAATTGAAAGATATTTCTGTAAGTATTTACGGATTAAAATAGAATGCTGAGAATCTTTACACTTTAATATTTCATTTAAATTATTTTGACTTAATAAATCAGAAACTTCATTTTTAAATATGTAAGATAAACTTTGATTTCTTTTTAGCCAATTTAAGTAAATTTCTTCTCCATCTTTCATTAAGTCTGGTATGTAGACTTGCTGTGGATTTTCTGAATTTAAAAAATTTGAAATGAAAAAATCTTTAATTTCTTGTTCATTCTTTTTTCGGGATAGTCTTTCATAAAAATACCTATCATTTCTTTTATGAAAAGAAGTTAAAGATGCTTTTACTTTCCAATTGTATTTAATTACATCATAAGATTTTCTCGTAAAGTGTTGTTTAATCGCTAGAAAAACGCAAAAAACTTGGAATGGACTCACTTAAATTAATTTTTTTGATTTTGTCACTTTTTTGAGGAAATTAAGTTGTACTGCATCATTCTTAAGTTTTTCTTTTAGAGGTTTTGAGATTAATCTAGATATAGTTTCAATTTCAATTCCATTGTCTTCACAGTATTGAACAATGCCTTCAATGTAATTGCAACCATTGTCTCTTACATATCTTTCAATATCAAGAGAAAACCGGTCAGGTGATAAAAATTTAGATTTAATTATCTTTTGAACTTCATCATCTATTTCCATATTTTGTATTTTCTTTTACGTAATGCTTTAAGTATTTTATCACTAGTTTCATATATTTCAAAAGATCTCGTTCTTCATATACCGCTAATTCTCCATTTTCACAAGTCATAATAATAACTAATTTCTTTACACATAAACCTGTGATTTCGTGAAGCATCATTCCATATGCCATAGCCTGAACAAAATAATGTTCAATCCATTCTTTTTTCTTTGGATATTTTGATGTCTTATAATCAATAATTGATAACTCCCCATCAAAATCAGCAATTGAATCTACAGTACCTGCAACTCCTAGTGTTTTACTGTATAACCCTAATTCCATTCCATAAAATTTATTAATTCTATGTAAAGCTGGCTTAGAAATCTCAAATAATTTATGTGAAATTTCTTGAACTTCAGGTAAAGGTTTATTTAAAGTATAGGCTTCAATTAAGGAATGTGTATCAGTACCTCTACTGGTAGCTAAAGATGTGATTCGATTTGCTTCTTCATCTCCAACTTTTAATCTCCATTTTTTAAAGATTTCTTGATTGTAGAAACTTGTAACCGAAGTAATTGAAACAAACTTTGTTTCTTCATCATCACCAGGGATGAAGTAATAACGAACTCCATCCCGATGAATTCTTTCTAGTTTAGGTAACTCTAAGAACTCGTGTATAAACTCCATTATTAGGTCACAGATTTAATGATTCTTTTGCAACTAAAAACTCCTTAACAATTCCTGATCTTACAACATCTTCGATGCTGAATTCAATAAGGTCGAAAGATGGCATTATTTTTAGAATTTTCATAAAGTCAATAATTCCATTTTTTTCACTTAGTTTTACTAAATCACTCTGAGTCGCATCTCCACAGAACATAATTTTTGAATTTTCACCAACCCGAGTAATAATTGAACAACTTTCGTGGAAATTTAGGTTTTGAAACTCATCTACAATAATAATACAATTATCTAATGTAAGTCCTCTAATGAAAGAAGTATTGTAAAATTTAATTGTTTTTTGAAGTTTTAGATTACCATAAAGCATATCAAAATCAGCTTCAGAAGCTAATTTAAACATATATTTTACCATATTTTTATATGGGATTTCAAAATATCCTTGCTTTTGAGATTCATCTCCTGGCATAAAACCAATTTCTCTTGTCTGTACTAGAGAGCGAACAATGTAAATTGTTTCGTATGGAGATGAAATATCTAAAACATCTTTCAGTGCATTATACAGGGTAATAAAAGTCTTACCAGTTCCACTACTTCCATATGCAATTATATTTTTATTTTTTGAATATGAATCAAATAATTTTTGTTGATTTTCTGTAAGAGGTTGGATATCAAGTAAAAAGTCTTGATTGATTGATTTCTTTCTCTTAGATTGAACTGTTTCGAATTCTTCTTTAATATTAAATTGACTTGTGACCTTTTTCCTTCTTGGCATTAATTTCTATGTTATAATTTTTTAAATGATTTGAGATTTTTAAAATATGTTCAGTGAATGAAGATATATCCATATCACTTTTCATATAATTACATTTTGTACAGCAAGGCACACAATTTTCTTTTTCATATGCCCCACTACTATCCATTCTATCAATCCCATTATAAGGAACTGGAACACCAACATATTTTCCTTTGCCTATATGTGGTTGTTTTATTTCAGGATCTGCTCCACAATAGTAACATTTTTTTTGAACAATTTCAAGATGTTCTTCTCTTGTTAAGTTAAACTCTATATTTCTAGATTTTGCTCCTGACTGATACCGTTCATAAATGTATCTATATACACTTTCTGGTTTTCGTCTAGATTGAGCATTCATTCCATTTACAAAACTTTTAGTACATCCACAACTTTTTCTAGATTGTTTTTTATTATTACTAAAAAGAGAATCGACTCTCACTAAAAGTTCTTTACCACATTTACATTTACATAAAACTGTTCTCCTTTTTCTCCCAGATGCTTCTACTATTGATATGGATTTATTATCCATGACAATAAGATTACCAAAAATATCTCCAATTTTTAATTCAAGTTTTCTTTTTTTAGTCATAATCCAAGTTGGAATACCATTTATAAATATTATTTATATAGGTTTTACATTTGATTTTGGAGCTTTACTTGCTTTTAATAATACATCGTTCCAACCTGGATGTTTAGATGCCAGTTTATTTTTCCATTCACCCACTTCACCAACATTCATTTGAGTAGGAATGAGTGGTTTAAGAAAAGGATTTTCTTTGAGAAATGGTTCTTTTTCTGCCATAAGCATCCACTTCTCAAAAATTTCACCAGTTTCTGTATTTTCAAATCTATACGTTGGCAAATTTAACCTCCATTAAATCTATGAATATTTATTCTAATGTAATAGACGGTGCATCATCACACTCAATACAGTCTATACACTCATCAAGATTTGGATTCTTATTCAAGAAGTCCTGAAATTCATCTTCAGTGAGGAGGATTTTAAATATATGGCCATTAGAATGGTCTTTGATGCACCAACTTTTCATAGGTTTCAAGGGGATAACTTTGCTCTATGTAGACGTTTAGTTGAATAGTAATTCCATACATTCGGTGCCCAACGTTCAAGATGAGGTGCAATTTGTTCGCAAAGTGCTTGAATCTCTAGCTGAGCATCCATCTTTGCTCTTAGATCTAGTAGATGAAGAACCGAACGTAAATTAAAAGACACTACGAAATTCTGACGAATTGCTTGAGCTAGGTAGTCCCGAATATGTTCTTCACACATTCCTTTTTCATATTTCACCGCATAACGTTTGCAGCCTTCCAGAATCCAGTTTAACTCATCTTCATAATCTTCTTGAGTCCAATCATATTTCTTACCATAGCGGTTGACATAAAATCCAGGAGGTCGAACATAGAATACATCCTCTGGTTTCAGTTCTCCACTTGCAACTTTGACAACTCTTTTGCCAGTATAGCGTTGAGATTGAACATCAAACGTCACTCCAACCCTATGCGTCCTTGCTTGGACCATTACGTTGTGAACGTACCCAGACACTGAGAACGTGATACCAGGGTGCTCCAGAGGTCCCCAGTGCCCTTTGTCGTTACTCAGGAGGCGCTCCACAATCCATTGACCACAATCTGCTCGATTGGGAATCTGTTGCAGATGAATAGGAGTTTCTGAGTAGTCACATTTAGCTGCTTGATAAATTACCTGTTCTGGAATTGGATAACATTGAAGCATTACTACTTCAAGGTTTTTATCAAGTTCCAGTAGGTCTTTTGCTGTAATTGGCTTCATAATTTTAAATTTCAGATTTTATAAGGTAGGTCTTCATAATGAGTAAGAAATTTACATACTTCTTGATATTTTACAATTTCATCATCGTAGTCATCTTTGAGTTCTTCTTTTAAGCAACTTATTAGTGATTCAATATTTCGAATGATTAATTCAATTCTTTGTTTACTCATTTGTTGTTTAACTCGACTTTTACAATTTAAACAAAAAAGGAGGGAATGTCAAGATTCCCTCCTTTTGAAGAATTTATTTTTAATAAAATCTAAAGTTTATTTCAGGCAATCTGTGGTTTCTTTGCCATTTGAATTTGAGCTACTTGCAATTTCTTTGTCTTTAGATTTTTATCTTTAAGATATCGAACAAAAGCAACTTTCATCACTTACCCTCCTTTACGAATTTAACTCCACGATATGCTTCATTATATTGTTGAGGTTCTTGTTGAACTTGATGTTGTTGTCTACGAATCTCAGTATCGTATTCAACTCCACGATAAACAACTTTTGCCATTAGACTGCTCCTTTACTAGATGAGTAAATTCGCGTTGCTTCTCCTAAAGGATACTTCCGCTGGTGCGACCAGTCAACGATGATGGAATTTTAATCCACCTTTGTATTTATGTCAAATCTGTATCAATTTATACAAATCTGTATCAATATGATACTATAAATTATTAAGTTTTGTTAACTGAATCCTTTACTATTTTCTTCTTGTTTTTGAAGGATAATTTGATTTATTTTTCTGAGTTCTTTTTTCAGATGATGTAATTCATCATTTGTATATAAAAAATCTTTGTTTAATGCTTCTTTAATTAATCCCGCTAGCTTTTTTTCTCTCATCTTTTTTTCTTTTTAGAATCCTTTGATGTATATCCATATGTCTTTGGATTGACCGTACCATTTGTCCATTTAATGGCTTTTATTTGATACTTTTTATCGTAGTAATGGTCAAATACCTCAACCTGAGTACCAGAGCGTACTACATCATAGCATAATTTATCTTCATTTAAATAAGATACTAAAAATGTATCAAGAGGTAATGCCTTATCTTTTGCAATTTCAGGATCACAATCTTCGTGTAGTATAATCAATTTAATAAACCTCCATTATCGATTTCCCCATTGAATATCGGGATAAGCTTCGCTTACAATTTCTTTAGTGATTTTATACTTAGACTGAAGTTTTTTATCTTTAACCAGACAGATAATTTCAGCTTCAAGCGGATGAAGTCCTTCAATCATTTGAATAAACATATTCTCACGACGTAATGAACTTAGATTTGAATTTCCAGGAGCACCAGATGAAGACTTTACAAAGTTAATCAACTTTGTATATTCATTCCTCAATGTAGTATGACCAGTTCTAATTTTTTCAGTGTAACTTACAGAATTGTTCTTGTAAGCATCCATTTTTTCCACTTCTTTTTGGATCCTGTCTGATACTGAACCCGTTTTTACAAGGTCTTCACTTACAGTGGAATAAGGAACCTCTCCTTCTGGTAGCATTGATAAAACATTATCATCAAAATTCCAAATAAAAATGGACTTCAATGAATCGTGTTCATATGTTTTTAATACTTCAACTTTTTTTGCTTTTGACCTTTGCTTGTCTACTAAGAGTAAAATTTCAAATACAAAAGGATTATTTGGTAATTTCTCAATCTTTTGTTCTTTGGTATTTTCAATAGTTGTTGTCATATAATTGTTATGAATAATAATGTCAAGGTATTTATGATTTTAATCAATCATCATCTTCGTCGTCTTCGTCGAATAAACTTTCATAGTCATCGATAAAATCGGACATAAACCCAGGTTCAACACGAAGACTTACAACTTCATCTGCATTTACACTACCATCTTCATTAAAGAATTCTGGATGTAGTGCTCCTTTATTTACTCGATGAAACGCAATGTGAATATTTTCTCTCATCAACCATCCTAATACAAACCCAACACCTAAAAACAAAAAACTAACTAAACAAAAAAGAGTAAGTTCTGTTGCTTGCATTTTATTCTTTCTCCAAGAATTTTGATTTCTTTGTCGTAAAGAATTCAATTTGAAAATGAAAATACCTATCTAAACATAATGGTATTTTTAAATTCATTTTGAATTTTTCATTTTCCTCTTCTGGTTCCTTCTCCGGTTGATGTAAGAAAACTTCAAGTCCTCTATTTCGAGAATCTTCGTATATATTTAGGTCACTCATAGAATATTATTTTCTTGAAGATATTTGACGGCATCAGTGCAACCGCCTAGATGAGTATCATTCAAAATAACTTGAGGGAAAGTTGAACCCTCTCCAAACTCCTGATAGAACTGATCTTTATTAAAGTGTTCATTTAAATTATATACAGTTACAGCGACTGATTTATTTTCTTTCAGATATTCTGCAACTTTTTTAATTCTATCGCAATAAGGGCATCCAGTTTTACTATAAATTGTGAGATTCATAATTAGTTTCTTTTGTGTAATAGTATAGAATAAATTGATTTAAAAAATTTGTAAAGTTTTTACCTAAAAACTAAAAAAGGAAGGAGTAATTCCTTCCTTTTGTTAATTATCAATGAAACTTTCGAAGATTTAATATAAACTTTACTTTTATTTTATTCAACCTTCGATGATTGATTCTAGCCAATCATCGGACATATATGTAATCATTTCTTCAGCTAATTCTACATCATCTGCATATCCTTCATCTAAAAGATATTCAATGACTGTTAAATAGTTATCATATGATTCATATAAATCATACATATCTTCCCAAGTATTCTCAGAGAGGTCATATCCTTCATTAATTAGTTCATTTACCCAAAGTTCAAATTCTGCATTTATGTTTCTTCTATTATCGGGAGCATATACATCGTATTTTAATTTAGGATTTGCTTGTTTATTATATACTCCAAGTTTAGAGACTAATCTTCTTCTCCATTTATTCCCAGAACCCCCTGGAGCTTTTGCGTGATATTTACTATACCCAGCTTCTAAATATCGATTATATCTATCAGCAGAAGGTTTTGCGGCATCTTTAGAATAAATGCTACCCCCATACTGCCGTTGCATTTCTTCAGCTTTTTTCCTTGTTTTATCAAGAATCAAAGCTTTAGGTGTGCGACTTCCTGAATTTATATCATATTTTTTTCTGAGTTGCTCTCCTCTACTCATTGGTTTGGGCTCAGCTTCTTTTTTTCTTCCAAATAAACTCTTTAATCTTGAACGAAGGCCCTCATCCAATAATTCTTCATTATAAGCTTCATATAAATCTACTGAATTAATAACACGCATTAGTTTTTACCTAAAGTATTAGTTTATACTTGTATTTATAAAAACTACTATTTTAGATCTAAAGGTTCTTCATTACTTAATGGTAGATGAATTAGATTTGGTTCAAAATCCAACTTAAACTTAGAAGCTGGTAGACCTTGTTGACCTGGAAGTTCTTTTGCCTTTGAGAAGTTTACGTTGATGACATTATCCATAAGAAACTTCTGCTTTCTGTAGCTCCTATTTTGAGGACTAAATTCTACCATCATAATGGCATCACTCTCTTCACCGCAATGACAAATTACACGGCCTGTACTTGTATCCAATACAACCCAATACTCAGTCATTGTTATACTCCAGATACTTAATTCGTTCTTCTAGGTCATTGATGCGGTCTTCATACTGAAGAAAAAGCAGAGCCAAAGATGTTGGACAAATAGTCACCTTTTCTTCAGTATTCTTAGAATAACTTTGAGAAAGCTTTTCTGCTTTCTCTAGTTTTTCTTTAATCATCTGATGACAATATGCCACTGCCACGTCTTCAAGTTTGTTCATTAAAAATTCTTTATCTGTCATTTTTGTTTCTTTAGAAGGCGGTCTATAAATCTGAGGCCAAGTATCTCTGATAATATCAGCAAGTTTGTGTGGAGTTTCCGAACTAATCAAGTTGAGTCTGAAAAAAGTCTGAGTTATTTAGTGAGATGTCCGAACTTTTCGTAAGACTTCACCGCCAGGTGTACTTCTTCTGTTGAGTAGAAATTCAAATACACACGATTACGGACGGTTTGATGAGGAAAATATGCTAACGATTTTAATGTATTAGCACATTTTGTAGTAGATGCCAAAATACAGTTTCGTGTAATAGGGTCCTCAACAAAAAAACCGATCTTACTAATATTCCAATCGTATTTCATTTCTGAATCGCAGTCAACAGAAGACGCTCCACAACTGCTTTCTTCTCAGAATCAAGGTCAGAAGAACGATTATTCAGACCAACTAGCTGCTTGAATTTAAACTCACCTTGTTTTAGAGAACTGTAGTCCAGTTCAGCAGTATAAGTCGGCTTATCGTTTTCCTCAATCAGAACAATGGCACTCCGCTTTTGTAGAATCGCATTCTCATAAGATGCCACACAGTTCCGAACCCGACGACCCCAGAGTTGAAGTTCTACTGTGTTCTTCGGCTGATAGACCTTCCAGTTATCCACTTTCACGGGGAAAGGAATGAACTCTGGATGATGGTCTACATTCTGAGCAGTGCTCTCAATGTAAAGATGAGACATATGGTCGTGGAAATCTTGAAGACGCCACTTTGCAGGTTTAGTAATCTTTTCAGGAGTATTACCCCAACGAGTAATCACCTTACTCAGCTGACTAAAGGTGTCATTGTAAATCTCATTGGTACGCTGAAAACCTTCCTTCTCGTAGAAATGTTGTACCATATGTAGATAGGTCTGGTGAGACATATTGTTTTTCATCCATTCATAGCAGTCATTGATGCTACTACTATACAGCTCAAACTTCATCAGAATATCCTGATAGTTCTGAAAGTAATCATAGGTAATGTCAGACCAAACAGAAGTCAGAAAGTTGATGTTAGAAATGTAATTCGCAACCATATAGAAGCTCACTAGTTCGTCCAGTTCTTGTGATGCGAACCATTTGCGAAAGAATGGAGTCTGAAGAAACTCATTGGAAACATCCAGTTCAGCGAGTTTCGCAACAGTATTCAGATTGTCTTGAAAGTTATCGGAAAGAGTGATTTGGATTTTCATAGCGGTTGTGTGTTCTTTCAGTAGTTTAACAGAGATTTGAGAGCAAGGAAAGGGTCAGTGTGCCAGTCTCAGAAGTGGTTTTGTCAAATATAAACGCTCTGCCTGATGATGAACAAGTATATCTTCTGGAGCATTTATATTCCTTAGTGTCATATATCTATAGTGACCATAACCTGGAGTATCAACATAATACATTTTTCGTAGTGTTTCTGCTGATGTGTACATATGTACTGCTACACTTCTCCTTATTTCAATACTTGATGAGTCTGAGAGTATATCAAGTAATTCTGAAGATTTAGTATTCAGTAATTGTATTTGCTCTTCCTCCGAAAGTGAGAGAATTTCTTCTTTGTTCATTTCCATTTCGTCAATTTTCTAAACTTATTATAAGCATATACCGATAATACCACATCTTCTGTTGAATAGCGATTATACATCACATTAAAACGAATACCCCAATCATCCGATGTTGCAAGTTCTTTTAATGTATCAACTGATTTGGTTCTTTTTGCCAATTCATTTAATCTCATCAGTTCATTTGACCAATCCCAATATTCATCCATACTCATAATACCACCAAGTCATAATATTTCCTTGCTGCTTTTACAAGATGTACAACATCTTCTGGTGCCATTTTATATACACTCAAATAGATTTCCTGTCCTAATCCGTATATATTACCATTATCAACAAAGCAAGTTGTAAATCTTGAATGTTCCGTACAAACTTTCAGAAAAACATCCCGTTTTTTAATCATTGAGGGTGACGAGTTCATAGTATTTGTTTGCTGCGTTTGCGATGATGTGATAATGCTCTGGTGAATTTGGAAATGCTTCCAACTGATGATGATAAGTATCTGGATAGAACCATCTATCAATATGAGGGCAATGTAAATCCCTAACTTTATTAAACACAATTGATTGTTTTGATTTCATTTCCACATATTCATTCTTTCTAAGTAATTCATTGCTTGATGAAGTAACCAGATTTCTTCTGATACTGAAATTTTCAAAAAATTAATAAAGTATTTTCCATCTTGCCTGCGGTGATATTGTTCATTTGTAAGTTGCGAAATCCAATAGTCATTTCGTTTTTTAATATGAGTGTAATGAATTAAATCGGAAAAACTATAAAAATTCATAATACTAACAAATGTTCAAATTTATCTACTGCCTTTAAAACAATTATTGCTTCTTCTGAAGGACTTTCTTTATGAGTGAAAATATTTCCACCCCAAATGCTCTTAAACGAAATATAATATTCTGGATAAGATTGAGCAAGTAATTTCTGAAGTTCACAAATTCGTTCTGGTCTCGTAATTTCACTAGATGACCAAATTTATATGCTGCCCTTAAAAGCATCTTTGAAGAATCAGGTGCCTCCATTTTACATACTACTAATTGAGGTGAGTCAAAATTCAAAGGTACACAAAACATAAAATCATTTGGATGAGAGTTACGAAGTAAAATTCCAAGTTCTCGGTTCATAATTTCACCAAATGTTGATACTTTGAGATTGCATAAGAGAATAGAATCTCTTCTTCTGAATGTATGGTCAAATACCTGTAACCAGTACAACATCTAACTTTTCTTGTATCCCCATACTTTTCTTTAACATATTTTAGTATGTGTCTGAAACCTTCTTCATTTGCGACGACTGCATCGTAGTATTTCATTTCACATTAAAATCAAATGTTGATACTTTGCTGCAGCATAAGAGTAAATATATTTTTCTTCTGCCATTAGACGCCCAAAATAACTTGCATCATAAGGAGTAAAAGGAACAAACTTTACTGGATATTCTCTATCACCAAAATTCCTTATACAATCCATTAGTGTCGCATCCGAGAAGACAGAAAAACGGTAAGGAGTGCAATCTTCGTTCATAAGTCTATTAGATGTTGAAACTTTGCGACTGCTCTGGAGAACATAAACTCACTCTCGGGGTTACGAAAGGTACGATGAAGTGCTCCAAATTTAACATTCGTCCGACCATACATTCCTGTCACAAAATGATATTCCCATTCATTTTTTACGGTACAATAATATACGTCATCATAACGTATGGGATGTAAGGTGTCTGGCATTATTCTTCAAAAATTACAAAATGTTGGAATTTGGCGATTGCATATGAAAATAGGAATTCTTTTTCAGAAAAGAAAGTTATATTGTAATATTGTGAGACAAATACTACTCTTTTACCATTATTCCATAAATTGAATTCATTTCTTGCTGTACTCTCATTTCCAGCTATTATGTACCTAGTTGGCGAATCACGCAATATTATTGGTTTACTCATTTTCAAAAATTACAAGATGTTGGAATTTGGCGATTGCTATTAAGAAGATAAATGCTTTTTCAGAACATAAGCCGTAGGTGTCAATAAATTTCACCTTTCCATTGTACACATTGAAAAGGTACTTTACATCGTATTCAGAAAGTTCAATCATTCTTCTGGCTCAATGGAACAAGGAACACCTTTTGACTTCAGTTGGTCCTCATAAAATTCAGCCATCTCAATGTCGCATACTTTAATGAGACCAACTCCAGTTGTGTGAGCGGTCATCATTACAGAGATTGCTTGTGTTTCTGAAAGTTGACAAACTTCCATCAAAGACATCACAACCAATTCAGCACTCACTCCATCATCATTATGAAGAAGTACCCGATACTTTGGTGCATTTTTTGGTTTGGTTTGATTCTCTTGAACGGTATTCTTTTCAATAACTTGAGCGGACATAATGGTTCTCCAGTGGTGATTGTAGTGTAGCAGAAAATGAATTCAAACAGTATGACTCTCGTGTCACTTCGTCAAGTGTCCATATTTCCTATTCGCACGGTACAGAAGTCGGATTTCTTCATTGCAGTTTGGATTTTGCATTACTCCCATTCTGACTTGAGAATTATCATCAATTATCAAATGCTTTAGGACTTCTATTGGAGTTCTTTGGTTCAGAGCAACAAGCATCCGAATATACCATTCTTTATCATTTGCAAGATAAGCAAGAATTTCGGCAGGAATAGAACTCTCGCTACGAAAAATACTACATCTTGCATTAAAATCTGGATATTTTGCATAAGTCCAAAAGAACTCCATCATTTCTGGAGAATACGTCGGTTCTTTGAGGTTCATAAGGTGGCATAGTCTAGACAGCCATTCTACAAAAAAACCTCCCTGATGACAAGGAGGCTTGTGACAGTTTTTAAAGTGACTCACAGCGTCCTATTTAAAATTAACGCTCTATAATTATCGGAACACCTCCTGAACGTTTTCCTTTACCCGTACCACTGCGCATTATAGTTCCAGGAAGAGGTGCTATTGCACCAGTATCCTCACCCCCTCTAAGGTTTGAATCCGCCATATCTTTAGGGTCTTCCGTTGTTGCATTTATTCCAGATTGTCTCAATCTAGAAGCAAGTTGCATTGATCTTGCGTGAGCAGACTGAACTAATGGGGAACGATAATCTGTGTAATTGGAAGGAAGCTTCAATTGCTCGTATACAATATCATCCAAAATGGAAGAAATCCAGGCATCACTCATACTTTCTTTAATAACTTTTGCAGAATTGACATTATCTGCATAACCATGATCTAATAAATGATTTATTATATAACTCTCCTCAAAATTAAATCCTATATCCTTCCAGTCTTTCTCATGCCCTTGCTGGGTTGCGTATTGTTGTAATAATCTTCTCTCTTCGGGAGTCATTCGTTTAATAGCACTTTCAATTCTACCTCTAGCAAAAGGATTTGTTCTATTTTGATATGCCCTATTGTATAATTCTTCTTGTTCTGGAGATAATGAAGAAGTAGGTCTAGGGGTAACTGGTGTAGAAGGTTGAATAGCTCTGTTAGATTTTGTAGATTCTTGTGGTCGAGATGGTTCTTGAGTAGCTGGTGATTGCTCTCTTGAAGTCATCCCAATTTTAGATTTTAAGTCTTCAACATTTTTTTGAGCTTCAATTCCCGCCTTTAGTCGTTGACTTCCTAAAATATTTTTAGTTCTGTTACTCATCAATGCCTGAGCTTCTTTTGAAGGTCCTGCCAGGGTAGCTTGAGCCGCAGCTTTGCGTAGTCTATCCAATTCTTCAGAGCTACTCATACCTAAAGAATTAGATTGCTCATATATTGAATAGTATGCTTGGTGTAAATTAAATACTTTATTCATTTTATATCTAACTTATATAAGCTATTTATATTTTCATACATTTATTTACCACCATACTTATTATATCTTTCTTTTTCTGAAGAATTCCATTTTCTTGCTACAAAGCTACTTCCAACTCCTTCACCTTCAACTCCTCTTAATTTAGAGAGTACTTTTCTAGGAGACGATGAAGATGAAGATGAACTTTGAGTAGATTGAGGAGTTGAAGTGGATGGCCTTACTACTCTAGGAGTTGAACCAGTATCATATGTAGAATAACTAGCCGGATGCACTCCATCTTTTCCAGGAGTAAACCCACCTTTGAAATTAGCTCCATATTGAGAAGTTAAAGATCTTAAACGTTCATTCTGAGAATCATATCTTCCTATAGCCGCACCTAAAACATTTACGATCGCATCAGAACTTCTAAGCAATTTAAGTTGTCTTTCTATAGAATCAAAATCATCAGGATTATTACTTACTCCAGTTGATAAGTTTATAGTTTGACCTTTAAATCTATTTGGATTGTCTTTTAAGTCTTGCTCAAGATATCTAAGAACTTCATTTGGACTTGCCCCAACTCTTCTACGACCAGGAGAATTTCCGCCATAGCCCACTGCTATACTATCTCCATAATAATATTCTTTCAAACTTTCTGGAGTACCGGAAGACATTATTAAACAAGAAGTCATAAATTGAGTGAAAGTTTTCATTAAAACTATAAGAAGCATATTAATATTTATATTTTTTATAACCCAATTAACTGAACCTTAATCAAGTCTCAATAATTTCCATCGCTCTCACCAACTCAATATAATGATTCATTTCATCTACTACAATTTGAGCAATTTTGGTATCCTCTGGATTCTCTAAAAAGTATGAGAGATAAGTTTCAGTTGCGTGATACTCAATTCCAGAATTCAAATGATATGCAGAAACAGGATTCAGAAGATAATAAATTACCATAATCCAGTAATAAAGAAGAACCAGATGATATGCAAATACACGGTCAATCCAATACTTTGAACCGCCTCTGGCTTCCATTTCTTCTAAATGCTCAGTCTCATTTACAGTTTGTTCAAAATGCTCTTTCATCAGATACAGATGAGTATCCCCTCTAAGTCCTAAAGATTCTTTCAAATGCAACACACTTAAGAATGCAAAATAAGGTGCTCTTGCAATTGTCTCCAGTAACCAGAATCTTTGTATTGGACGATTTCTGTAGAGAAAATCAATCACTGAGACAGTAAAGTTCAACAGTATATCGTTGAAGTATTTCATTTTCCGAGTACTGAATTCCAGTCCTTATTGAATTGCTCTAAGCCTTTCTCTGTGAGCACGTTCTTATACATTGCCCAGAATACCACTGGAGGAATCGTAACAACATCTGCACCATACTTTGCAGCAAGTTCTACCTGACGCACATCACGAATAGAAGCTGCAAGAATTTTGGTTTCTGTTCCCATTTGGTTGTAGACTTCACGGATGTTCTTAATCAACTCTATTCCATCCACAGAGTTATCCATCCATCGTCCAACAAAAGGAGAGATGTAAGTGGCTCCAGCTTTTGCTGCTAATATAGCTTGTGCAACTGAGAAGACAAGAGTTACATTCACATCTTGAAGATATGTACAAACCTTAAGACCTTCTACAGTACAAGGAACTTTGATGGTTACATTTGGAATATTGGTATATTCTGCTGCCTGTTCCAACATTTCATCTGCAGTATCTCCCACAACTTCTGCTGAGATGCTTTCAAGATTTGGAAATGACTCGGAGATTTCTGTAATGACTTCTTTGAGTTGCTTTCCACTCTTGAGAATTAGAGTAGGATTAGTAGTGATTCCATCTAGTAAACCCGTATCATATGCAGGTTTGATGAGTTCTACATCTGCTGTATCAAGAAAGATTTTCATAAGATTTTTGAATGTCGTAAGTAATTATACAAGTTTTACTTATTGTTATCTGAATTTATGAGCAAATCATAACAACTCTGTGGGTATATTAAAGTATTAGTCAGTTGTCTCTAATCATTTTGAACCATTTAGCAAATTCTTCCCAATGCTTATTATTTACTTCTTCTTGGAGAATAGCAGCACGGTCATCTTGACTAATTTTATCAAATGCTTGTCTAATCTCACACTTAATTAAATAACGGTGCATTTGAAGCATTTTATCAATTTGTTCATCGGTCATAAATTCTTTGGGACTTTGTGAGTACCTTATTAGTACAATAAATGTTTTCAACTTTCACCAAAGGATAATTCAAACTTATCAGAAAGTGAAACATAACCACATACACAACCCATTGGAACAGGATAGTGTCCATCGGATATTGTATGGTCAACGATTAAATCGCCACAATGACACACCTCAGGGTCTATTTCTTTACCGCACCCTTCACAAAAGGCAATCGTATCGGTCATAATGCTTTGCGTGTTTGTGAGTATTATAATTGTATAATCAATAAGTTTTCCAATAATCACCCCAAGATTGTCCTGGTGGTTTGCTATGTGTTGTTCCGTATGTTTCTTCTCGGAGATTTTCTCTGGCAGTATAATAACTTTCTTGAGTTAATTCCATACGCTTTCTAATCTGACTTTCTGTAGGTTCTTTTTCTACACGTTCAGTTGTGGATTTATTTACTCCAGGCACCATTTTTTCTATTGAACAATTAGTGACCCCATCATTCATAGTTGCTTTTGAAATATAAAAGATAATTCCAGGTTCTCCATTCAGTCCATCTAGTTGTTCTTGAATTCCTTTCATTGAAGCATACTTAGAAGTTGTTGGAAAGTCCTCTGGATAAGACGCAAAGGCATCTTCCAGTGTTTTGATTTGTTCTGCTGTGAGTTGGTTCATAATGCTTTGCGACTTTGTGAGTATTTTAGCAGCTTATGGGAGTGGTGTCAATGGGAGTGTGTTTTAATTTTGAAAATACTTCCATAATATGAGAAACACCTTCTGGTTTTATGAGTTCTGTGGTGGAATGACTTGAATATCTCCATCCTTTTTCTTTTGCGTATTTTAGTTGTTGTTGCTCAAGAATATAACATTCCTCAAAGGTGGAATTATATTCATCAATAACTTCTACTAATTGTTGACGAAATCTCTCCTTAATTGTTTGTATAGTGATTCCAATTTTATAATGCAATCCATCATTATCCATATACTTAATAAAATATAAAGAACAAGGTAAATTTTTGTTCTCATCATTTGGTTTCCATCCCCACCCAGGATTAGTCCAACCGTCCTCTCTTTTTTCTAAAATTACTTCTGCACACCTTTTACTATGCCTTTCTCGTTCGCCATCTCTTTCCCATCTTTCTTTTGATTTTTGTATCATTTTATCTCTACTTTTATCCCAAGCAATTTTTGCTGCTTTTCTTTTAGTTTCTGGGTTATGTGCCTTTGATGCTTGAGACTTGCAACAATATTTTCTTTCCACAAATCTTAATACTGTGGTTTCTTTTATTGTTCCATGAGGACACGAAAATCTTATTCTTGCGTGTGCCGTAAGTTTTTCAGGCAAAACAGCACACAAACACAAATTAGAACAAGTATTTTTAATTTCAGATAACCAATCCCTAACTATTGGAACTTCAACACCATATCGGGGATTATTTTCGCCCAATTTTGATTTTCTTTTGCAGCAAACCGTAGATTTATCTAAACCAGAAACTAAAACCTTTCTTTCTCCAGAACAATCGCAATATACATTTATATAATCTCTTTTGGAATAATTTTTCTGAATATCCCTAAATTCCAATCCTCTATTTTTACATACTTGATTGAGATTTTCATAAGTATAAGAACCCTGTCTAGTCATAAGTAACAAACACAATTTACCATTATTTATACAAAAAAAGGAACTCCGAAGAGTTCCTTGAAATCATATCATATTTAGTGGTTTAAATCAACCAATTACTGGCGCCGTGAGGGCAACAGGAGTTGATTCTACACTCGCCAAATCTAAAGGAAAATTATGTGCGTTCCTTTCGTGCCAATTATGTTATCGTAAGAACTCTTTATTTCTTACTTCTCTATGTCGCCATAGAGTTCAGACTATCTCTTCATCCGTTCTGGATGCTGGGCATTCGTGGGTAGATTATTGTTGGAACTCACTACCTAGTCGTTAGACCTGCCGAAGAACCTATGTCCTCTTCGGATTGGTACGGGATTGTCTACTTGAGAGTTTCCCCGTTTAACCCAGTTTTTTGTATAAACATTCCTGCTTATAGGTGACTACACTTATGAAATCACCTCCATTCCCAGTCCAGCACGATTAAGAATGTCAGCCCAAGTGTTAATTACATGACCTTGACTATCCTGAATAGATTGATTGAAATTGAAACCATTCAGGTTGAATGCCATAGTGCTAACGCCAAGAGCAGCGAACCAGATGCCCACAACGGGCCAAGCAGCAAGGAAGAAGTGCAGAGAACGAGAGTTGTTGAACGAAGCATATTGGAAGATCAGACGACCAAAATACCCGTGAGCAGCAACAATGTTATAAGTTTCTTCTTCTTGACCGAACTTATACCCATAGTTCTGAGACTCAGTTTCAGTAGTCTCACGGACAATTGAAGAGGTCACAAGTGAACCGTGCATCGCTGAAAACAGTGAACCACCGAAGACACCTGCGACGCCCATCATATGAAATGGATGTGAAAGAATATTATGCTCAGCCTGGAAGACAAGCATATAATTAAATGTACCACTGATGCCTAGAGGCATACCATCAGAAAATGCAGTTACTCCTATGTTTCCATAGGGACTAGACTATATCTTAACAATCAAATATTTGATTGTTCTGGGCGTTCTTGCTGGTATTACGAGTTACGCCTAACTCACCCAGTAGTCGTTGAACCTTTTCCTCAAGCGTGAGGAACTTGGCTTCTGATTGGCATATTATGAATTTATTCTGTTTATGAATCAAATACCAGTCAATAAACTCTTTTGGTAGAAAGTCCTTTGGTATTCTTTCTCCATTTATAACGATTCCCCATCTTGAAAGATTTGCTAATAGATTTCCTTTCTTTCTACTTTCAGGGTTATAAACCCCAACACCCATTTTTTGACGAGTTGAAGTAGATTTCTTTCCACCTATTTTGCCACCTTCTCCCTTTTTCTTGCGAACTTCGGGAGTATTTCCAAGAAGAGAGATTTGTCTTTGAGTTTGACTATTCCATCTACCTGTAGATTTTTCTTTCTGGATTTTATGGGAGGCATATGCACCCTTTTTACCCAATTCAGACTGAAGTCCAGAATTATAAAATCCAGAGTTATTTTCTTTGCAGGTTTTTATTCTATTTTGATTCATAAGTTTTCTTGCATCTTCATCTTGACCCTTTCTCCACATCCAGGCAATTTTATCTTGAATTTCTCCATAAGATAACCACCTATAGTAATGAAGTAGAGCGTGATGTTCTAAAGATGCAATTACATTCATCTCCGAACTATTAGAAGACCTACCAGTATGATGTGGAGGTTCGTGATGATATTCAACCATAGTATCATTAGAATACTCTAATTGAGATACATATTTCCTGAATTGTTCGTAGATATTGTCCATAACTTAGCTTTCCAGAAGTTAACCCAGTTTTACAAGGGCCATTATATCACAACCCTTGACCAAAAGGATATACAAGAAACACAGCAGTCGCAGCAGCTACAGGCGCTGAATAAGCCACAAAAATAAATGGCCTCATACCCAGCCTGTATGAAAGTTCCCACTCACGGCCCATATAAGCATAAATACCAATCAGAAAGTGGAATACGATTAGTTGATAAGGACCCCCATTATAGCAGTTGGGGAACCATATGTTTCCATATGGACTGGACTATATCTTCGCCTTATTTTTATAAGGTGTTGGGCGCTAATCTGGTATTACTCAACACGCTT